CAGCTACCAGGGCAGCATCTCTTTTTTTCTGCAGCTCATCAAGTAGTTCAAATGTCATTAACCCCTGAGCTGCCAAATCCTCAAGCTCTCTTTGGTAGTTTACCTGAATCTGCGCTCTGGTTCGTTCTCCCTCATCCGCAATATTTGCTACTTTCAAATCCATCAGTTTTCGCTCATAATCCATTTGAGCCTTTGCAGCTTCCTCCCTAATCTTTTTCTCTGCTTCAGCTTGTTTTTGAATCTCGGCAGTTTCGGCATCCAGGAGAGCATTCCTGCGGTTGGTTATCTTTTCCTGCAGGTTTATCGATTCAGTCCTTAATCCAACCAATGCAGCCTCCGCCTCTGCTCTCTTCCTTGCTGCCTCATCATAAGCCACATCGGTTTTGGCAATAGAATCGAGTTCTTTCTGAGCCAGATCCAGCTTTTGCTGAGCGATTGCAATATCTCCCTGCAGCTTCTTGGTTTCAAGCTGAGAGGCTCTATCCAATAAAGCGATGCGCTCTGCTTCGGTTTTTGGCTTTGGCACTCCCATGCGTGTCAGCATGTCTTCCATTGCATCAGTAGGCCGCGTCCATTGAGTGCCAAATGTTGAATTGACAACATCAACAATTGGATCTCCAACCAGAGTCGCCAAACCACCAGCCGCAGCGCCAGCCGCAGCGCCAGGTATTGCGCCAACGCCGCCAATTGGAGCGCCAATAGCGGCTCCGAGTGCCGCACCTGTGGCAACTGGGGCCAATCCACGCGCTACTGCGCCAGTGACGCCAGCAATAGAAGTTTGTGGTTCTTCCTGTGAAGACGGTTGAGTAACTGGTGCCTGAGCTTGTGGTTGTTGTTTCAACCATTCTTCAGGCGAAAGTGTAGCTTTTGTTGCAGATGCCGCTGCCGCAGGAACTGGAGCGACTTTCTGTTGTTGCTTCAACCATTCTTCTGGACTCATTGCGCCCCCAGCCATTGTTTATATGATTGCCATTGTGCATCAGTCATTTGCGCGGGTCTTGTATATGTTTTACCTGTTTTTGGATCTTGAACTTTACTTGTTGCAGGTACATCAAACCCGTATTTTTCAGCATTAGGATATGCAGAAGCCTTACGCAAAATTTCCGTGTATATTTCTTTTATTTTATTGATATTTTGACTGAGAATTTTTCGGTCTTGATTAAGGTCTAAACTTCCTAAAACGCTTTGCAAGAATGCAAGTTCTTTTTCTGTGACATTCCCAAGAGCACCACCAGTAGGTGATTCTTTACGCATTTGTGTCAAACGATCAAAACCGATATTTGCTTTGATTGTGTCAATTGTTTTTTGTGCCGTTACCGCTGCACTACCAGAAGCCAATACGCCACCTTTTTCTCTGACAATCGCTCCACCAACACCAGTTACAGGCTTGAAGAAACTTTCTTTTTTAATCAAATCTTGCAGTCCATCTGCTGCAGATAAAACGATATTTGATGAAGTTACAGTAGATGCAGCAGATGATGCAGCTTTGTCTGCTTCAGCAGCGACATCTCTAGCGGCTTGTTATCCTGGAATTGGCTCCATTGAAAGCGGCCTACCTTGTGGGTCATATGTCAGCTTATAGCCTTGCGGTATTGTTCCTACTTGCACTTGAGGAGGCATATTGACGGTTACACCACCGGAACCAATGGATGTAATTTTTCCAGTTGTCTTGTCGCGTTGATATGTTCCAGGCGGCAATCCAAAAGAAGATGCTTGTTTATTCGACAAAATTTCAAATTGATCTGATGGTTCGCCTTTTGCCTCGCGCTCAGCCTTCGAAGCCTCCGCAGCCGCTTTCCGCTGCTCCACCGGCTTCTTCATCGCTTCGAAGATGTCATTTACAGCCTTGCGTCCCTTTTCACCAAGCCCCATCATGCTAGTGGTCAAGCTAACTTGTGCGAGTTCTGGTGATTGACTGAATACTTGGCGAGATGCCTTCAAAGCCTGCAATGATTTCGGGTCAGGATTTGGCGAGTTTTCCATGCCCTTAATCAGCTCATCGGCTCTCTGAATAGCCAATTCTGGCTTTCCACCCAGCAATGGAGCCAAAACCGAGCCCATATTGCCAATCATGGCGTCTTGTTGAGCATCATTCAATTGCTGCATGCGTGACAGTGCTGCCCCCTTCGGGTCAATGGCAAAGTTCAATCGCTGAAATACTTCAGGCTTTGCATCAGGCTTCAATGCTTCAGCATACAAAGCTTGCAGTTCTGCCTCCTTGCGTTTTGCATCAATAGCCGCTGCTTGATCTTGCTCACGCTTGAGCATGAAGTCACCCATCTGGATGCCTTGCAAGAAAGACTGCGCCGGATTGGCTACTTGCCCAATGCTGTAATCGTATGGTGCTGGCATGGTTTAGATTCCTTGATTCCGAAGTATCCAATCGCCAAATGCTTGCGAGTTCCATCCGGAATATGCCCCACCCATTCCCTGAGCGAGTGACCCGATCATTTGTTGCTGCGCTCTGCCTTGCCCCAAGATACCACCAGCACGCGCAGCGCCCATTTGACCAAGCAATCCGGCAATGTCTCGCCCGGTTTGCATGCCAGCAGAGCCAACGCCAGCCGCGCTTTGCTGCCCCAGCGTAGTCATGCCGCCGAGTCGGCTGTATTGGTCTTGGATGGCTTGAGCAAGCATTTGCGGCCTGAACTGAGCCATTGCGCCTTGAAGGTTGCCTCCGCGCAGACCACCGGTAGCCGATGCATTTTGCAGCATGGCGTTTTCGCCTTGCTGAATCACCGATTGAAAGCCTGGTTGACTCTCAATCGCTGAAATAGCCGCTTGCTGCGCTTCTGGGCCTTCAAGTCCTAGCAGGGCTTGCTGTTGCTTCAGTGCTGGCAAACCGGCTTGAGTGTATGGCTCAAGCAAACGGCGCAGTTCGTCGAACTGACGGCGCTGCTCATCAATGCCACCTTGCGCGGCTTGTTGCTGAGCGCTTGATGCTTTGCTTGCGGATTTGCGTTGCTGCTCTGCTGAAGCGAGACCTACTACTGCGGATGCTGCTACTGCCCACGGCATAATTATTTCTCCTGACGAATACAAATGATCATTGTGATTCGTTCATAAGGTGTCGGATTTGTCACCCAGTGCAAATGTGCATTATCGAACCAAAACACATCGCCCGGTTTTGTTTCAAGCGATCCATCTTCAAAATGAAATGCCTGCCCTGGTGCGCTTGTGATCTGCACCGCAAACTTTTCATAGCGCCTCGCGTGCCACCCTGGGTCAGTGTGTGGCTTGCATGATTTGCCAGCAGGTATGCGCGTAATAAGAACTCCACCAAGCTCTACGCCTTTTACATGGCGCATGATGTCATGGCACATATCTTTGACTCCAAGAACGTCAGCAGATGGATACCAAAAAGCATCATGCGGCATTCCATCTATGGCACGTTCAGAATCGCCATATCTGGCCCATATGTCATCAAGTTCGTGATGGGGGCTTTCAGCGCTTTCTGTGCGCGATGTGTTTTGATTCCACAAATGCGCGTTTGATTGAATCGCCCAATAGATAGGCGCAACATTCAATCCAGAGTGCAACAGTTTGATGCGTTCGCTCATTTTTGAATCAATGAATGATCAATATGTTGTGGCTCGCATTCTTCAGTTGCGTGAATGCAAAACCACACCAAGTCTGTCATGGCTAAAACGCCGTGAGGAATGCCGGCCTTGATCGTAATGCAAGCCGGCCCGGTGTACTCCGTGACAGTCTCGCCATTTGTCACGGCAGCCTTGCCACTGGCCAAGATGCTCAAGTGATCGTAAGTATGGGCGTGCTGTTGCAGCATAACGCCTGCTGGAATGATCGTTTCTTTGGCATACACTCCGCCACCGAAGTGATGCTCAATCTTTCCACCAGCGTCATCAAATAGCTCTTGGCCTTGCATCAAGTGATCTCCCGCCCGGATGCGCTGATTGTAAGCGCGGAAGCAGCGCCAGCCAATGTGGAAATGAACCCGCCAGATTCCAGCGTCTGCCCAACCACCTCGGGGCAGTTGTAGGTTTCGTTTGGCGTGATGCTTTTCAGGCTCAATACGCGGTTGCTTGCGCCAGCGCTACCGCCAGAAGCAACTAGGTTCACGCTGAATTGCACAGTGCTGGCATTGGTGTTGGTCACCGTGAACTTGTCAATGATGGTTTTGCAGTTCACCGCCGTATATTGAGCGGTTTGCGCGTTCTCGGCCTGCTTGCGCGGAATGATGTTGACTACGGTAACGGTCATGTTTGCCTCACGAGATATTGTTTGTCACGGTCAAGATGATTGACGGAATGGCTGGAACCGGGGCGACTGCGGCCTGCGATAGGATTTGCACCGATGTATCTGTTGCAGAGTAGACCAGCTCGAAATAGTCTCCATCCTTCATTTGCAATACAAAGTTCCAAGCGGCCACTAGCTCACCATCAGTACCTTTGAGCCGCACTTGGCTGGCTGAATTTGGCACATCAACGCCATTCACTCTAGCCCAAATGTAGATTAGGTGGCTCCCGCCGCTTGTGTTGTCCAACTGCACCGAGAACTGAAAGTCATACACCCCAGGCTCATCTACGTAGATGCGCGATGTGGTCGCGCCACGGTAAACGCCAAAGCTCAGATCGGTGCTATTGAACGTGATCGGATAGGCTGTGTTGATCGCAGCCGGCACCTGCGTTGTGGTGTCGTAAAACGTGCCGTAGCGCTTGCGTTTCTCAGGTTGAACCGGAGGCATTAGAAATGCCGCATCGTCGCTTGTGCGGGCCTCTGGTGGCGCTGTGGCCAGTAATTCCAAAGCCTGCGCGATGCGCTGCAGAGAATCCAGTGCCGATGTGGCGTTAGCTTGCGCAATTCCGGTATCAAGTGCAAGCTGATCTATCTGGTCAGGCAAAAGCTCGCCAGAGTTAGCCGTGATCTGCTCGAAGACCTTGATGGACTCATGGTCAGGCAGAAACTTTGCTAGCTGATCGCGGGTGAGCTTGCGGAATTTATACATTCAGCGGCTCCAGCGTAGCCTCAAGCCGCATAACCGACAAATGGCAATCACTCAGGCCGGTGAAGCGCTGCGCACGCCATTGGCGCATCGTTCCCTGTTGTAGCCAGCGAATGCGCTTTCCACGGTTGCCAATGGTGCCCAAAGCGCAGGGCCGATCTTGGCTCCAAGTCTCACCGTCCAGCGTATAGCTAGTCCACACTACCGGGGCATCATTCAATGCAACCCGGCCAGGCAGGGCCACGAGTTCAAGCTCATGGAAAATCGCGCCCTTGGCCTCGTTGTATAGCATCTGAGTGCCGAATTCCCAGCCGACTTCAGCGCCCCAGTGGCTAGAGATGTTTTCGACAATCCGGCCATGCACAGCGCTGGCAGGATTGCCGACTAGCCATTGATCGTAGCAATAGACAAAGTTGCGAGCTTGGTATTGACCGGAGTCGGTCAATGAAGTCACCAGCTCAAACCATACCTGCGATTGCATCGACTGCGAAGCGGTGCCGTTGTAAACGAGCGTGCGATCTGGCAGATGGATGTATAGCAACCATTGACCATCCAGCAAGCGAGATTCGACTAGGATCGCAGATAGTTGCGCTTCCGTATAGGTTGAAAGGATGCGGTCGATCTCGGTTGTAGAAATATGCTGAGACTGGCTGTTTGCGCCCAGGTATACGCCGACTGATTCATTGCGGCCTGAGCCAACAAACGCCAGGTTATCCATGAAAAGCGCCGCTGCATGAGTGCCAACCGCTCCTCTCTGAATCTGCGCGCCATTGATGCGCTGGAATGGGAATAGAGAGCCGCCTACGTTGTCGAAGATTTCTATTGTGTTGCGATTCAGGACATAGACCTCATTGCGCAGCTTGTAGATGCCAAGCACAGGGTCAGGGTCAATTTCAGAACTGCCGTACTTCAGCGGATTGACCGATAGCGGGTCATTGAGTTCCGTAACGATCAGAAAAGTTCCATCAGTGGTGAAGAAATAACCATCAACCCAACAGAAGTCAATCACCGTTCCCAGGTCAGGGTCGGTTACCTGCGTCAGTGTAGACCCGTTCCAATAGAACAAAGACCCACCTGAAGCAATGGCCAGCCGGTCAAAGCTGTAGTCGAAAGTCACCAAGCCAGATCCGCCAACATCGCCTAGCGTGGTGGCTGTGCCGAGCGAATCAATCCTGACTAGCTTGGTGCCCATGACGCGATAACAGACGCCATTCCAGTTGATGCCACCTCGATCAATACCGGGGCCGGTGCCGAACTGCACGATTCCATCAGCGGGCCGCAAATAGCCATTGCTCACGCCGTTTGGCGTTGCAATAGGCATCATGTTGCGCGGGTACGAAACCCGCACATCTGCGTTTTGGTCGGTGTAGATGCCGCTGAGAATTGCAATTTGAGTCATTTCACCATTTCGCCTTGTTGGCCCAATACGCCGCGCTCATCTTGCCCTTGGCAATGTTCTCAGAGTGCCGAGCCTTGAAAGACTCTCGCCGAGCATTGTCTGCCGCGCTTTCGCCTTCTTTCTTTGGCGACCCGCTCACGCCTTGCTGACCAAACCGAATCGTCTTGATCTGGTCGCCAACCTTGGCCACCACCACATGAGACTTTGTAGGATGGCTGGGCGTGCGTTTGGGCTTGTTGTAGCCTTCAACGCCAGCCCGAGCGAGGCGTGAGTCTTTCGTCATAACAAAATGGTGAGTTAGCCTACGCGATACCATACATCCAGCACAGCATCAAAGCGCAGCCGGAAAAATGCGTTAGCGGCCAGAGTAGTCGGCGCTCCGATCACCGTTGCACCATTGCCAGACACGGTAAGAGTCGTAACAGCTTGCGTAGTGTTGACCAGCACCTCTTGACGATCAACGCAGTTATCCACAGCAGGCAGCGTAATGGTGCCAGCAGCATAACCAGCCAGCGGCGTGAGAATCAACCACACGCTATCGATGGAATTGTTCACCGTCACAGTGAAGCCGGTAGCCGCTGGCGATGCGTATTGCGTCACCTTGTCATCGGCCAAGGTTGCGTCAGAAATCGCGTAGTCCTTAATCACGCTCATGCTGGCTTTGCGGGCATCGCCATTGGC